ACCCACGACCTTTTGGCTGCCAGCCAAACGCTCTAGCCAACTGAGCTACATCCCCGTTTGTGAGCGCAAAGGTAAAATATTTTTTCTAATTACCAAACCTATTTGCGAAAAAAGTTATACTTTTGCCATAAATTTATAATAACAATGACTGATAGATTGCAAGGTTCGTTATATACGAAAATAGATAAAAAACTGGCTGTTACTACTTTTGGACATCCTAATGCGAATTCCTTCCCTTTGGAGTTGCTAAACAGACTTACCAAAGAAATTGATGCGCTTTCTGAAAATGAAGAAGTAAGCATTATACTTCTCAAGAGTGAAGGAGATAGAGCCTTTTGTGCAGGAGCTTCTTTTGACGAACTCTTAGCCGTTAGCAATGAAGAAGAAGGAAAACGTTTCTTTGAGGGCTTTGCGCATCTTTTTTTGGCGATGCGTCGTTGTAAAAAACTTATTATTGGGCGTGCTCAAGGCAAGGCTGTTGGTGGGGGAGTGGGCTTACTCGCTACCTTAGACTATGTGTTTGCTACCGAAGCAGCGAGTATCAAGCTATCGGAACTTTCACTGGGCATAGGTCCTTTTGTGATTGCTCCTGCAATCTTACGTAAAGCCGGACAAGCAACGCTCAACGAGCTTTTTATGGCTCCTGACCAATGGAAAAGTGCTTATTGGGCTCAACAGAAAGGGTTGATTGCTCGCGTGTTCGAAAATACAAAAGATATGGACGAAGCGATAGACCTTTTTATAGTTACGCTTCTGAAATCCAACCCAGTAGCTTTGTCAGAAATGAAACGCATCACTTGGCAACACACTGAGCATTGGGAACAAGAACTCATAAATAACGCAGCTATTTCAGGAAAATTAGTACTTTCAGAGCAAACAAGATTAATGTTAGAAAAATTGAAGAATAAATGAAAACAGAAGAAACCGTTTTAGAAATCAACCTTACCGCCTTAGAAAAAAACGTTCTTTACTTAAAAAGCCGACTCAAACCTACAACTTTGTTTTTGGGAGTGGTAAAAGCTTTCTCTTATGGGAATAATTCAGTGCCTATAGCTTTACATTTGCAAAAGAAAGGATTGGCGAATTACTTTGCAGTTGCCTACACTTCCGAAGGTAAAGCTTTGAGAGAAGCAGGTATTACACTTCCTATATTGGTGTTACACCCACAACCTATTAATTTTGATGATATTGTAAAATATCAATTAGAACCGACATTATATTCACAGCGTATTACAAAGCTATTCTTGGAGTATGCTGAGAAACACCATTTGGTAAAATATCCTGTGCACCTTAAATGTAACACAGGGCTTAATCGCTTGGGGTTTGATTTAAATGAAATAGACCAAGAGCTTACTTTGTTAAAAAATAATACTACGGTGACAGTGAAAACGGCTTATTCTCATTTAGCGGCTTCAGAGGATATGAATGAGAAAGAGTTTACTGAAAATCAGATTAAGACTTTTATTGCTTTTCAAGAAAAGATAAACAAAACTTTCTCTCATAAAGTAATTTACCACCAGTGTAATACTTCAGGTATACTGAATTATGCCCACGCTCAGTTTGATATGGTGCGTTGTGGTATAGGAATGTATGGCTTTGCCAATGACGCTCAGCTACAACAATATCTTACGCCTATTATGACTCTCAAAAGCGTTATCTCACAAATACACACTTTGCAAGTAGGTGATAGTTTAGGTTATAATCGCGGTTACATTGCTGACCATATTACTAAAACAGCCACTATACCAGTAGGTCACGCTGATGGAATCAACCGTATTTATGGTAAGGGGAAAGGCTTTGTATTTATCAATGGGAAGAAAGCGCCTATTATAGGTAATGTGTGTATGGATATGATATTGGTAGACGTTACTAATATTCCTTGTGAAGAGGGAGGAGAGGTAATTGTATTTGATAAAGACCATACAGCTGAGACATTAGCGGAATCGGCAGGTACAATTTCGTATGAACTTATTACCTCTATGGCGCACAGAATCAAGAGAGTATATATAGAAGAGTGAAAAGTGTAAAAAATAATACCTAAAAAATTTTGGTATATAAAAAAAAGGTTGTACTTTTGCACCCAGAAATCGCGGGATAGAGCAGTAGGTAGCTCGTCGGGCTCATAACCCGAAGGTCACTGGTTCGAGTCCAGTTCCCGCTACTAAGATTAGGCAACTGAAATAGAGTGGTTTATATTCATAAATCACTCTTTTTTTTATGTCAAAATTCAATGAAAAATTAAAAAACGCATACGCAAACGCATACGCAAACGCATACGATATGAAAAACAAAGGTCTCTACACAAAACCTCGAATATACGACGCTAATGGTGATATTACAAAGCGTTGGTACGTGTACTTCTCATACCTAAATCCTAAAACTAACAAGATGGAGAGGCAAACGCCTCTCTATTATGGAATCAACCGATTGCAAGATGTGACAGAACGCCGTGCAGCTGCTAAACAACTACGTGATATGGTAGAAGATGTGTTGAAGAATGGCTATAGTCCTTACGAGGAAGGGTATGAAGAAGAAAATGTAATAACCATAGAGAAAGCCTTAGAGTTAGGCTTGGAAAACGCCCAAGCTACAATGAAAGAGACTTCTTTCAAAGACCACAAGTATCGACTACTTAATTTTCAAAAATGGTTGTACGAGAACGGCTTTAAAGGGCGTGTGCTCTCTGTGATTACAAAGCGTACAGTACTCAACTTCCTCAATAGTGTATTGCAACGCACCAGTCCTAAGAACCGCAATAATTTTCGCGCAAGTATCTCTATATTATTCACTTTTTTAGAAGAAAACGAATATATTGCAGAGAACTTCGTAAGCAAAATTCCTGTGCTTAAATCTAAGCCTGAACGCAATAAAACCTACACAAAATCACAAGAAGAAGAACTCTTTAGATACTTGGAGACTCACGATAAACAACTGTTTTTACTTATTAAGTTTGTAAGTTATAATTTTCTACGTCCTATCGAGGTGTGTCGATTGCAAATAAAAGATATCAACTTTGAAGAACGCCAACTCGTGGTAGATGCCAAAAACAAACTGCAAAAAACTAAAATTATTCCCGAAATCCTATTTAAAGAAATTGCTCACCTCAAAGAGGCAAATCCTAATCACTTTTTGTTTGCCCCTCAAGGCGTGGGATATTGGGAAACATCTGAGGTAAACAAACGTGACTATTGGAGTAAGCGTTTTAAGAAGATAAAGGAAGTTTTTAATATGGGTAGCGAATATGGCATTTATTCTTTCCGACACACCTTTATCACCAAGCTATACCGAGAGCTTCGAAAAACGCTCACACCTCACGAGACTAAGAGCCAACTAATGCTCATTACAGGACACACTACCATTACTGCCCTCGATAAGTACCTGCGTGATATTGACGCAGAACTACCTGCCGACTATTCAGACCTTATCCTCCAAGCCTCGCGCTAAGTAGGTTATTATTTCCTCACCGCGCACCTGTGCAATCTCAGTAGCTAAGTATTCCACCGCACGGCTGTTGTCCACTACCCTCTGAATGAATGGACGCTTAGGTTGCCCCTTGCGATAGCTATGAGCATTCACACGGTACTTCGTTTCTTTCGGTCTATGGCGCGTGCGCTCGTGTGCCTTGCGCAACCTGCCCTGCTCAATACCATAATGATATACGAAGCCGTGTTTGCCCATCACAATAGCAATACCTTTGAGATATTGCTGTTTTGTACCGTCAATTCGCTTAGAAATGCGAAATCTTGGTTTAGCTTGGGCGTTCTGTAGAGCGTTCTTATCCCCGCGCACGTGCTTGCCAAACCTACTCGTCTCACTCCGTAGGGCGCTCTGCAACATTGCTGCTGCTTTATTTCCTATTTCTTTTTCGTCATTCATCATTCATCATTTATCATTACTTACACCCTACTGGTACTATCCAATCCTCTTGTTTAACAATAAGTGGCGTAGGGTTCTTAAAGTGTACTTCTACATCTACACCAAAGAAGTGCGCTTGAGGGTCCTCCACAGGATAAATTTTCGTCAAATCCTTTTCAAAAGAATTATATAGAAAATGCCCCTTCTTGTGGTTATCCCAACGTATTCTCGATAGAAATTGTAGGGCAATTGCTTCGGCTTTGCTAATCAACTCCTGTTGCGCCTCAAAATCGTCGTGAGGCGCATTGGCATAGATGATAGAGAATGTGAGCTTACGCCTACCCATAGTGTTCAGTTCGCCACCATCTAAGCCTAATTCATAGTCGTATATTGCCAAAAATGGCGAGGCAATGCCATTAAACGAGCGTTCTTTCTCCGCAATCTCACGGGAGAAATACCCAACTTTGTCGTTGATATGGACGTTTTGGTCTGCTAAATCACTAAAGTATTTTTTCAATTGTAGATACATATTTATTTTTTCAAATTATTATTTTTCTCAGTTTGTATCATAGATTCTGTCATAACTTCAAAGAAATCATAGACACGTGTGGCATTGCACTGGTGCCAATTTCCTAACGGCTGATACTGGTCCATCGCCATTACGCTGATAATCTTTGAAAATGGTGTATAAACAGCTTCTTTTCTAAATACGGGTTTCTCCTCTCTTTGGGAGGGGTTGGGAGAGGAAAACACCTTTGGAAACTTACTAATGATATACTCCCTACAACAGGTATAGGCAAAGGCTACCTCGTAGGCATTTTTAATATCTACCTTATCGGTATGCTCAGCTACTTGAGGAAGCTCCAATATATCAAATGGCTTGTCTTTAAAACAATAGAGGGAGGCAGTAAGTTGACGCAAAAGTGTTTCGTCTTTAAATTGTGACAAGCGCAGGCGATAATAGATGCTATCAGCTACAGAAAACTGCTTGATAGTAAGATTTGCCAAACGAGGTGCAGGAGCAACCATTTTCGTGATGTCAGGAAAATGATATAGCTTCTCAATAGAGAGAAATGGTTCTGCATATTGCCAAAGTGTTGAGAAAGGAACTTCTCGCAATACCCTATGCTGAGTACGCTTTGGCAAGTGCGAAAGTAGGAGCTCTATAATGTAAAAAGGAATATCTGAATCTAATGAATTTTCTTCATTAATTGAAGTTAAAAGAATATAACATAGCTCCTTACGCTGCTCTCTTGTTAAATCACTATATGTTTGGGGAATCTGTATATTCATTATCTTCTATTTTTTTCTCTGATATTCTCATATTCTTTAATAGCGCGTTGCATTTCTCTCCCATTCTTAGCATCAGCAATTACGTAAGCATCTATTCCATTTTTTTCGATGCGATCAAGAGTAGTATTCAGTTGGGTGAGGGTACTTCGGAGCTCTCTGTCGGACTGATACAATGAATTGGACTTATCTGACTTATCGGACTGGTCTACTTGTTCTGATGGGTAGGATACTTCTCCGCCAGTAGCATAGGTGTTTTGAGCCTTTCCCGTGCGTTTGGCTTCTATCCACTCGGTAACGCGAGCAACTTGAGGGTCCGCTAACAGCCACTCAGGAGTTACATATTCTTTGCCGTGTACTACTCCTGCTACTTCGTAGCCTGTTTCATCAATAAAACCTAATCCCTTGGTATAACCTCCCCTTGCATAGCTTGGTGGCTGTTGTGCTGCTACAATTCCCAATTGTACTGCACCTATTGCGCCTACAATAGCGGCAAGAGCTGTACCTGCCAAGGGTCCTGCATCCGAATAGGCACGCATTACTGCCATAGCGGTGTTGGCAACAATATTGAGCATATTAGCTGCCTTTTGTGCTTTAAACTGCTTGAGGGCAAGTTCTTTTTTCTTAGCTTCTGCTTCCTCGTCTAAGCGTTGCACTTCCTTCTGATATTGTGCTTGTGAAATATAGCCTTGGTTGAGTTGGTCGAGTAGGGCTTGTTTTTTCTTTTGTTGGTTAGCGGTATATTTGGAAAGTTCTCGGGCATTGAGGTTTTCCTGCAACTGGCTAAACATACTAAAAGCATTATTCATTGCCCCTATGCCCATTTCTACGGCTCGGAAGCGCGCGTGCACGTTGTCGAGGTTGGCAAACACATTTTCCCATTCGGTGGCAGTAAAACCTAATACATCTACCTTTTCGAGTTCCGAGCCTGCTTGCGGATCTTCTGTTGTAGGATTCTTTAAACCATCGATTTGCTCTTTTACTTTGGTCATCTGCTCTTCCACCTTCTGAATGTCTTCTATAAGTTTATCTTTGGCTTCACCAGTAACCGTTTGCAAGTAATCCATTAGGAGTTTCTTTTGTGCCTCAAAGCTGGTAAGATTTTCTTTCAAAATCTCCTCATCAGCTTTACGTCGGAGAGCTTTTTTTGTCTCTTCTAAGGTTTGAATGAGCGAGAGTTCTCTCTCCGAAATCTGACCGCGTAGGGCTTCTTTGGCAGTATCCAAATCTTGAATAAGGAGGAGTTCCTCTGCCTTTTCTCGTTTTTTCACCGCAAGGCAGTCGTTCATCTCTTTGAGGGTGCGCTCTACCTCTTTGGCACTGTACTTTTCGCGTACTTGGGCGAGTTCGGCTTGTTCCTGCTTTTCATATTCAACAGCTATTTGCTTGTTGAGTTCTTGCAATTTGCGTTTTTCCTGAATTGTTTTGAGCAGGTTTGGGTCATTATTGCCTTTAGCTTCTGTTTTTAGTTTTTGAATATCCTGCTCTAAGTCGGCGTTTTCTTGTTGTAGTTTGAACCGCTTGTCGTTATACTTTTGCTCGGTAAGAGCCAGCTGTTTGTCGAGGTTTTCCTCTAAACCCTGTGTGATTTCTTTTTGCAATTCTTGCTCGGCAGCCAAGCGCGCCTTATTGGCATTGCGATAGTCATCGGTGTAGTCTTTATCTTTTGTTTTTGGGTTTGGACTATCTGTAGAGGTAATAGGAGTTACATTGTCATCGCTTACCACTACACCTTTTTTAGCGTTTTCTTCTTGTTGTTTTATGAGTAAATCGGTAGTTGTTTTTAGCTCTTCACCTGCTTTTTTGACATTTTGAATCTTATTCTTATTAGCAGTTGCCAAATCATCAGCCATTGAGCCTATAGGATTACCTATGTTTTTAACAGCATTCCAAGTGCGTTCATACCAGGCTATATTTTCTTCTAAAGATGAGTATTCAGCTTTTGCAAGTGCCTCTGCTTTTTGGTCTACAAGTGCTTTTAAGTATTTTTCACGAGCAGCCGCTTTGATACTCTCAATATATCTATCAAGAGCTTGTTTTGCTTTGTCAGTATTAGCAGTTTCAACAGTAAGTTGTTTGTTGTATTGAGGTACAAGGCGATTAAGCTCATCTACTGCTTTTTTTCTTTCAGTATAACTCTTGTTGGTATCGTTAGCGGTTTTGAGCAACTGTCGCAAATGGTGTTCTTGAGCGGCAGTTTGTACATTTGCTTCTTTGATAGCATCGTTTTGTATTTTGAGCTGTAGGTTTACTTCCTTCTGCTTGTTGGAGAAGAGTACAATAGCTGTTACCACTGCTGTGATAGCTCCTAATAGTAATCCCCAAGGGTTCATCTTGGTGACAATGTTGAAAGTACGCATTGCGGCTGTTGCCCTAATTGTGTTACCTGTAAGGGTAGCCTTAGCAGCTGAAAGAAGTAATATAGTCCCTTTCCATAAAGCGGTAGTAGCGTTAGCCACTTTCATAGCTGCATTGTATAATATTGTCTGTTTCCAAGCAGCTTTGGTGACGATATAGGAAAGATATACAGCGGCGCGGTAGCTTATAAAGGCAGTGGTACATACCACTATGGCTTTCATCAAGAAAGCAATGCGTTCACGGAACGCATTCACGCCGTCACCTGCTTGAGAGGTTACGCCTGTAAACCTACCAAGCAACTTTATGAAACCGCCAAACCATTGGCTCATAGTGTCAGAGGTAAAAGTTTCTGAAAAAACTTTTTTAATTTTCTCCCATATAGCAGCGGTATTCTCGTTTACCTTGTTGAACTCGTTCTGTATAGAAGTACTCTCTTGCATAGCTGTACCCGATAGGTTCATCAGCTGACGGAAGCGGTCAGCTTTGTCGCCTGCTGTACCCAATGCTTTCTGTATCTCAACAGTGTTTAACTTTAACCCTTTGAGTACACCCGCTGTTTGTTCCGCTCCTAAACCTTTGAGGCTTTCACCAAATCGCAAAAAGAACTCTTCGGGACGAGTGTTAAACAGTTCGGAGGCTTCTTTCTTGGTGATTTTCATCTGACGCGCAAAGGCATCAATATTATTCCCCGCTACGCTCATAAATCGAGAGTAACCGCTGGAAGCCACTTCTGCATCAATACCACTTTCTTCAAATGCAGCACCTAAGCCTAATGTTTTCTCAATAGAGGGTTTCAACACTGAGGGCAATGCTCCTATACGGGTGGCAAACTCGGTGATGTTCTGTTCGGTACTACTACCGTTGGCACCCAACTCGTTGAGTGCAGAACCTATGGCGTTGAGAGCTTCGCCGTAGTTCTGGTCGCGGGTTTCGGAAAAAAGGTTTTTGAGTTTACCCACCTTGGTAGTTACCTCTTCTAATCCGCCTTGGAAAGAGTCTCCAAGGGCAACATATATCTTATCAATTTCGGTAGTGAACTCACGTAGCTGGTCTTTATCGGTAATACCGAGCCGTCCGCCTATTTGCGCAATATTGAGCAATTCCTGCTTGGAGGTGCGGGTATTGAGATTGTCGAACTCATTCCACAGCTCACGCACCTGCTCAGAGGCGAGCCCTGTGGTTTTCTCGACACCTGTCATTAGGTCGGATATTTTGAGAAGCTCATCAGTAGCATTGCGAGCTTTACCGATAAAACCTTCGAAAAGAGAGGTGGCAATATTAGCTTTGAAAACGCCTTGGAAAATACTACCTAAAGAAGTTGTTTTCTTGTGTATTTCATCCATTTTTTCAGGCACTTTTCCAATACTTTCCTGCAATTCTTGAACAGGTTCGAGGCTTTGTTCTATAGACTTTTTTACGTTGTCCACTTCGCTTTTTATCTCATTGAAACGCCGTTGTGCGTTGCGTAGCTCCTCTACTTTCTTTTGAAATTCTTCAGTACCAGGAGTAAGGTTACTGAGTTCTCTTGAAAGTTTCCCTACCTCTTTTTTGAGTCCTGAAAAAGTATCTTCTATTTGTTTTCCATTGATGACAATAGTAAGGGAAGCAGTTGCATTTTTAGCCATATTACTTTATTTTGAATATATATATATGGCAAAGGTAATGAGATGCAAGTAAAAAGAAAAGGACAGTTTTAAGGGTACAAAATCATTGCCAAACCCCAAATAAGGGCAAGCAGAATAAACCAAATAAGGCAACCTGAAAACAAACTACCTATAGCTTTCAATGCTTGTATAAAAAGATTATTATTCATAATATGAAAAAAAAACCGTGAATAGGGGCTGTTCAAACAAAGAGCTATGCTTTTGTTGTATAGTATTACGACTATACGACCCCTTCACGGATTATATTGTTGAAAATATGTGACTGCTATATACAATTATAGCTCTCAGTTTGAACGCTACAAAAGTACAAATAATAAAAATAACATACAAATATTTTGAAAGTTATTTTTATCACTATTTCATAAGTGTTTGATTTCTAATGTATTTTTTATTGTCATATAATATTACTAATTTACTATCGTTTGTTGCCCATTAGGGTTCTTATCCAAAGTGGTGAGGTTGATATTGGGGAAGTTGCCGTATAGGGTGTTATCCCAGCCATTCCAATCTCGGATACGCTCGAAAACTTCGAGGGTGCGCAATCGCTTTACAGGCATCCGAGTGGAAAGTATCGTATAAGCTTCACGTTTATCAGAGCCAGAGCCTGATAGGTTCTTGCCTCCTGGTATACCTGCCCCAAGCAAGCAGGGGTCTACGCCCATAGGGAATAGAATTTCGGAGTTACCCGCGCTGGCATCGGGTAAGAAATTACCATCCTTAATCTTGTCGTCTATCGGTATCACCTCTATACCTTTGATGAGGTTGTTATTTTGGTCTCGGAAATAAGGAGAAACAAACGAACGTCCTGCCGATTGGTTGCCACTCATATGTTCGTCTATTGCCTTGATAGTTTCTTGACGTGCAGCTTCTCGTTTTTCCTGAGACATTTCCTGCCATTCCTCGCGCCCAAACTTGTGGAGGAAAAAATCATCGGCGATGTATATCACGTATTTGAGGTTCAACTGGTTTTCAAACATATACTTTTTGAACGAGGGCACTGAAAGCACTACATCTACCCATCCGTTGTAGAAGGAACTATGCCATTTTACTTTTGGGTAATTCTTCTCGGTAGTGAGTGGGCGCATTACGGGTACGATAAACTTTTCGATTTTCTTTTCCTTACAATAGGCTTTGAGAGTATCGACATTGTGAATATCGGAGAAAAAGGGTTCTTCAACGGTTAGTTCCTCGTTGAGGGTATCGCCCCAAGAGGTATTGATATAGACTTTATCGACAAAGCCTTTTTTGTTGGGCACTCCCAAGCGACAATGCGGGGCTTGCTGGCGTTTTATAGAAACAATCTTCTCAAAGTTGGGAGCGAGTAGGTACTCGACAAAGGCAATCCCGTAGGTTTCAAAGTCCTCGATAATCTCCGCCATTGTAACATCCCAACGGCACGCTTTGAAGAAGCTATCAATATCAGGGAAAGCCGTACGCAGGCGTTCTCTGGTAGTTACTCCCTTTTCACTTTCTATATCTTGGTAGAGGCGGAAGCCCAAACCATAGTGAGCAGAGATGAGCACCTCCAAGCCTCCAATAGCCGCACCCGTTTTGTTAAGTTTCTTAGTGAACTCCTGCGGGTATAGGTTGTTGTCGCCCCAAGAGGAATACTTATCAGTGTCGTTTGAGTCCTTTTGCGTTTTAGGGGTGGAGAGGCTTTGCTTATCGGAGCCAAAGAGTACAGCCGTTTTGGAGGCTGAAAGCATATAAAAATCTTTGTCTAATTGTTTCATATTTAGTAAATTACTTCTTTTCCATTGAAAGCCACAATAAAGAGGATACAAATTTTCTTTATAGTGCCGTCGTTTAGTTTGATGTTGCGGGTTTTGTTTTGCCAGTGGTTGGGGTTCTTTTCAAATTCTTGTTTGTAACGGGGTTGCTGCATAAGAGTAGCCCCCATATAAGTACAGAGCTTACCACCGAAGCGGTTTTGTCTGTTGTAGGTGCGTACCGTTATGCTGAATGGCACGGGGTTCTTTCGCTCGTCCAGCTTGCGCATTTCTATAAGAGCGTCCTTTAAAAATATTTTTTTACTATTCATTTTCTTGCATTAGTTATTGTAGGGCAAAGGTATGAGGTAGGTATAATATGGGAAAGGACAGGTGTATTTCTCACAAAATCAGATGTAAATCATTGAAAGAGAAGAGTTAAGAGCGTGCAGGCGCGCTCTGGCACTCATTGAGTGAACGAAAACCCCATCGCCGCCTTAATTCTTTTTACAATTTGAAAATAGAAATTTGGAGCGATATATGATGAGAGTTACGAGTTGTACGAGTGGAGAGAAAGAATAAAAGCAGAGGCACACAATATTATTGTGTGCCTCTGCAGGTGTTAAATTAAAGACAGTAATAATGCTTACTGTGTTATGGTACTTGCTGCGCGACGTATACGTTCAGCAATGTCGTATAGAGCTCCTTGTAGTTGCAATTTCTCAACATCTGTAAATCCTCCTTCTCCACCATTTCCATCGCGACCGTGAAGTTTATTATATATCCACGATGATGACTTACCAAAATAATCCTGAGCTATTTGTCGCCAAGATACATCTATCACAATATCATCTAATTGTTGCATCATTGTAAGTTTCTTTTGATTTGCTACTGCTTCCATATTAATTAATTTATTTTATTATTGTTAAGGTAGAGCCCCCTAAGGGGCTCTATTTAATCTCTATCTAATAGCCTCGCTAATAATTCATAGATGTAGGCTAACAGATTTCTTGAACCATTGGGATAAGCCCTTTTGTAATTTCTAACAGCTTGGATAAGATCCCATTCTTGTTCTGTGAGCTCTTGGCTCGTTGTCAATTCTTCTTGCATAATTACTTCGTTTAATTTAACAGTGCAAAGATACTGCGAATTTTCGTAGTGTGCAAATTTTTTAGCAACTTTTTTTCATTTTTTTTCTTGAGAGGACAAGTTCGGAAGGTTTTAAACAGTTGTAATGATGAAACTATCGTGATAGGAGTTATCGAGCAGGTAAGCGTACTTCCACCATAGGAGGTAGTCGAAGCAATCGGAGAGGTGGGTGGCGTGCTCTTGTGGTATAGTGGTCGAACGTTCGCTACTCTTGTCTTTCTCAAAGGCATCTTCTTTCTGTTTTACAGCGGCATTTTCCATAGATACGATAAGGTTAGGGCAGTTGTCCTCATTAAGGCGTACAAAAGGTAACGCACGATTATTTTCTTCCAATATCTCGTTTATAAGGCGGAATTTGAGAATATGACTTGGGTTGTTAGTGTTAGGTGTCTTGTTATACACCTGCCAGCCTGCTGTACGTAGCATATCCTCCACATCTTGGGCAAGGGTGGTCTTACTGTTAGCCTCGCTTTTAAAGCCCGAACGGTCGTGGTATAAGTATATCTTATTGCAAGTAGTGCGGTGAGGTTCGTAATAGTCTATGATTTTCTTTATCAAATCTGAAAGTTTGAGGGGGTTCTTGACAAAGAAGTCTTTCAGTATTGTTATAGTGTTGGCTACCCTGCTCCATTGGGCTACAATAGCACAGTTGATACGCCCACCGAAGTCGAGCGAGAGTTCGAGGGGTACTCCTCTTACTAAATCGTTGTCGTAGGTGCAGGAGGGGGTGAAGCTCTGCGAGAAGTCTTGCAGGGCGGTAGTGTTGTACTGGTACTTGTAATAATGCTTGTCAGCGCTGAGTTTGGCATAGAAGCCATCTGTTACTTTACCAGGGCGTTTGTTTAGAATTTCGGCATTGAAGAGTAAATCACTTACGCGTTGCTCGTACATTTCTTGTATCCATCCTGGTTTAAGGTTCTCCACATTCACATAGGCATTAGCTTTGATAAACTTGTATTCATTAGGCTTAGCTAATGCCAGCTTCTCGCGGGCGGTGAACCACTCACCTGTTTTGGAAAGAGCAACAGAGGAGGTGAAGATAGTGGCATTCAGTAGGCTTGCTTTGTTAAACTCTATCTTCTTAGCGCGGTTAGTGGTAAGTACATTATTGAATAAGCGATCGTGCTCAAGGAGTGCTGCCTCGTCACCAATGACTGTGTAGGAGTTCAACCCTCGTCCACTATTGGGGTCATCCAAAGAAACGAGTACCAGTATAAACCCATTAGAGAAATGCACTACATTACTCCACGAGTCAGGAGCTTGGAAAGGCTTTGCAAATCCGAGAGCCTTGCCATTACGTCCTACCACGTAGTCTACATCTTCATACAAACCAAACATTTCGAGCCCTTCTTTAGTTGAGGGGAAGGTTCGGCTCTTTATCTGTACAAAGGTAGCTCCTACAAGCACCCCCGTAGCACGAGGCATTTGGCGAACCGCTTCCTTAACAAACCAACCGAGAATGGTACTCTTACCCGTACCGCGTCCTGCCTCTATGCAGATGTTCTTCACACCTGCATAGCGGTTAGCAGCAACGGCTGCCATCTGCATAGGATTGAGGAGAATTTCCTTTACTGGCTTAATCAGTGGCTTCATCAGTAGGGTCTTCAGTTATATCTTCGTATTCGGCATCCGTAGCGGGAATATCGTTAAAGTCTACCACACCCGTAGCGAGTGCAGCGCGTAGCATCTTGGCACTCTTGCGACTCATTCGGATATGATACTCGTTGGCGGTAATCTTCTCGAAGTTGATTTCTTTCTCCTCTTTATCGAAGTTGAATAGGCGCGAGTAGGAGTCTAACGCCTTGCGAGCTTGTTCTAAATCTCTATCTTTTAAAGCCATCTGATACAGTTGCCAATAACTATCTGCTAATATAGCACGCTCGGCATTAATATCCGATTTATCAAGCTCGCCAAATATCTGCATTGCCCAAGAATAGTCGCGGTAAGCGGTAGCTTGGCTTACTTTCATCTCTCTAATATGTATCTGTATTGCTTGGTGCTTAGAGTACTTGTTGGTGAGTCGTAAGCCGTGTATATGACGGAGACGTGCCTTGATTGCCTCTTCGGCTGGGACAAGCTGAAAGTTCTCGTCAATGTACGAAGCGGAGATGCGTTGGTAAGTGCTATCTTTGCTAAATTTAGTAATTTCCATAGGTAAGAGTTAGAAATAGAGTCCGCTTTTGAGTTTCTCCACTTGTCGGGCAGCGTTTGAAGGGACATAGCAAGCTATAGCTTCTTTTTCAAGCAACTGCTTGAGCTGTGCCAGCTCGTGACGAGCGAGTTGTTGCAGGCGTTGGGCAACGGCATATACTTCGGCAGCATTTAGTATCTTGCTCTTTTGCCAAGGCAACTCCTCCCACTGCTGAATGATAGCGGTAGTGGTGAATGAGAAGCTATGAACTTGGGCGGCTTCGGCTATGGTAAAGAACACTGTGGTACGCTGTAGTTTTTCCCATATAGTGGGATAATTGCGTAAATCATTAGGGGTACAGGTGCTGAGCTGGGGAGCCAGCATACTCTCCCATACCCATTGCATTATTGGCTGTAATTTGGTGAATACCTCCCACGAGCTGTTTAAGCTGTAGTACTTCTCAAACTCATTCACGGTACTAATGATACCGTTAGAACGCTGTAGTTTACCTTCTGTGATAAGTAGCTCTATACAGTTGTTCAAGGCACGGTCGGCTATAGCGATAGACGAAAGACCCAAGTCACGCAAGTCGTACCAAGGTGACTTTTCCATCTTATCGTCAGTATAGTAGTTGCCACCCGTATTGGAGAGGTTTACCTTTAGAAATGGAATAGCATAGGCAATGGCATAATTGGCAACAGCTTTCTTTAGAAGTTCTAATGTCTCACCGCTTGCCTCACTAACTATCGTTTTAGAAACGTACGGATACACTTTCACACGGAGAGCCTCCTCAATATAGGTTTTGAGGAGTTCAAAATCCAAACGGTTAGAAACGTTAGTATATTGTTTGATTTCTTTAATATCTGTAAACATAGGCATTAGAATTTAGTCGTTAGATGACAATTGAAATTCGACAACAAAGCTATGCAAGTTACGGGTATTGTCGAAGGACAGAGGTTTCTGAGTAATTGGAATAGCTTTGAGCCACTCATTACCAATACGTAAGAAACAAACGGGCGACTTAATGAGCTCCCACAGCACTTCTATCTCTTCGGGGAAGAGCCAACCGGTATTGAGCTTGTAGGTACGCTTGGTTTTCACTTGTGCTTTGTAGTCTTCACTTTTGAGCACATTGTCGGCGAGAGTGTGTTCATAGTTTATTAAGGCTTCATACTCGCCCGCAAAAGAGAACCAATCGGGACAGTAGTTTTGATTTTGAAACAGTGCACTGATAGGTGTACTGTTAGGCTCTGGTTTAGGTTCAAGACTGAGAGCTTCCTTGCTAATGATAGCAGTAGCTCCATAAGTAGCATCTGCTGTAGAACGTAAAAAACTGAAGTTAGCTACACCTATTGGGTCCTTAATAGCTGATAAGTCAATGAGATTCGAACCTATTTGTCCCAGCGAGCGAGCGCGTACCTCTTGGGTGAGTGCGGATACCGATATAAGGCTCTGCGTATAGGTAGAGCGCAAACGGCTTTGGGTAAGGTATGGGTAGGCTTTAGGCTTCTTGCCTGGCAGGTAGTACAGGTCGGTAAGGGTATGAGTTTTGAAGATCTCGCCTTTGAAGTTTGTCTCTTTTATGACCGCTGATACCTTGGTAGCTTTGAACAGTTCTTTTGGGACGAGTAGCTTCTGGGTGTTAATTTCTAAAGTGGGGGTAATATCTCTAAAGAAATCTTGCACCTCCTGCCCTATATCCACCGTTGCTACGCCCTCGAAAAATACGTAGTCGTAAGTTTGGGTAGTGGTGAATGCACGCCCGTAGCCATTGAACTCCATTGTAAGGGCAACGCTTACGAACTCGCTTTTGAGGTCGGTTTGGCGTATGAGGGTGAGCTCTTTATCGAGGCAGAAATATACTTTTTTGGTAGCGAATGTTATGTCCGTTTGTACGGTAATGAGTACCTGCACTATCTGTTCACTACCCGCTGAAGAAGTTACCTTGAGCCAGCCTTTGTGCTCGCCTACCGTCATCAATTCAGACGATTGCGAGCGGAATTTTACCACGACTTCAGGTTCGCTATTGCCTTTGAGTTCGGTGACCTCCAAAAAATCGGAGTTGTTGATGGAAAAAGTAAGTCGGTTAGGGTTTTTAATGGTAAACACGCCCTCGGCACGCTCTTTCTTGTCGGTTTTGAGTAGGTATTTAAATTCCTTTTTGTCGATATGAAAGGCAGTAGTATCGTTGATAATGGTGAGGTTGATAGTAAAACCGATATACCTTCCTTCTATATTAAAATGATTTTCAAAAGTAAGTGTTTGATTTTTATTTAAATCAAAATCAAGAGTTTTTATAGTAGGGTTTTCTTTGTAAAACTGAGAGAGCGAAAATACTGCTGTTGCTTTGTTTTTAGTTCCCGTTAGATGTATATCAAACAAACTGCGTCCAACGCTATTCCATTCCACGCCTTTGATGGTGAAAGGGGTATTGATAGAATGATCCTTATACCATTCCGCTCTTGTATCAAAATTTATATGATCTGATAAGCTTTTGTTATACCAAAAGTTGTGATATAATTTGATTCCGTGATAGTAATCAAGAGGTTCAGTAGAAAAACTAAACGAAGTATCGCCCGTGAGTTCTTTGGTAGCCGTGTTGAGCACCATATTGAGTACGGGTTTGTCGTTGGGTTTAGGTTTAGGGGTCGCTTTATCGATACGACGTAAAGTAATAACTGCCTCTTTTCGCTCTGTGGGAAGGTCTATCTCTGTAATTTTACCACTTTTTTCTTCGGTAGCAATTACGCCAAATGTAACCTTTATCTGTATATTTTCGTTCTCTGGTAACTTATTAAAGTTGTTGTAATGTAGGCGCAAATTGTGTTTGAGTCCCTTTAAATTATCTAACTCTTGCCCGTCAGGAGCGAGAAGCTCTACATAATCATTAGGAGCTATACGCGCATAGTTACGAAATCCTTTATACTTCTTATAAATTGTAAGTAGATTCAATTCAGGAAATTGTACAGTAAGGATTTCGGTAGAAGGGATAGGTTGGGAGGGGTGCCATTCCTTCAAAATAGACGCTGGAGAAACTTCCCAGTCGAGGATGGGTTTTTCAACAGGGTAGCATATTTTACTATATAAAAATCCTCCCTGTGAGGTACTTCCCACTCTGGTGGTGTAGCATTCTTCTGATGTATAGGTTCTAATAGGCATAGCGTTTGTATTTTATCAATTTTTTATATAGGTCTATTTCAAATTGCTCATTAGGTCGCCAAAACTCAATAGCAATAATCTTTGTAACGAGAATCACGCGCTCTGGTCGTATCTCTATTCTGTCATCAGGAAAGAGCAAAGGTAATTGATGTTCTAAATAACGGTGAACTTGCCAATTCTCTACAATTAAGTCGATATCCTTAGCGAGGTAGTTCTCGGAATATACCCCTTGCATTACCTTGGCAACTGAACCACATATCACGGGCAACTGCTCATCAGAGAACTCATTGAGCACGGCACTGTAGATAGTGTCAAGATAGGCATTTAGACGATTGTCCTTAAATATATTTAAATTGGTAAATGTGGTATACATTAGATAGCAATAGTTGTGATTTCTACTTGGTAGTGCTCTTTATCGAGTACAGTTTTGTTGATACTCTTGATAAGCATACGTTGTTTGTAAGCCAGTATAGTATCGCGCAGGGCAATATGCCTAAATCGGTTCTTATTGCATACGAAGCTCCAAGTGTATTCAGCAGCAGCAATACGCATCTTATACCATTCTTTCCAATATTCAGCTACTAATGGAGGCGTGAGGGATTTGCGGAAACCTCCATTATTTCCGTCATACCAAATCAGCCCTATCGTAGCTTCGCCGCTCTTGCGTGCAATAGGGGCATAATTTCCCTTGAACATCACACGAGGGAGGCAATATCCTCCTATCTGTACTTCGGTAACATCAGTGAGCTTACTTGCTTCTTGCGGACTGAGCACTTGGTAACTGTTATCAGTTACCTGTACAATAGGCAACTGATAGGATTTGTCGTCCATCTCTGGGAACTTGATAAGGTAAGATTGTTTGGTGAGGAAGTTTTTTTTAGGTTCGCGTACTTCCCAAGAGCGAAAGTCTTTAGCAAGTGAGCGTTCTTCTAAGCGAATACGATTCATATAGAGCCTATTACCCTCAATGGTCATATCATAGTTCTTCCAATTTTTAATGGTCTTCACGAGTTCGCCAAATGTAACGTCGGGCACAGCGCGCTTTAGGTCTACGATGTTAGGGTTGATAACCTGTTCAATCACATTGCCATCCTCACTATGTTGTGCTACAATGTTCAAGTTCATTGTCAGCTGTGGCTGTGGAGTACCTTCTATTTCTAAGGTGAGTGTTTGTAAAGTAGTATCAATAGTGAGGATTTGAGTAAAGCTCAGCGTGTCGCTCTTTTCAAAACTAAATTCACGAATGATCACATTGTCGAACTTTAACCGAATATTCACCTCACCGTTTATTGGTTGGTTATCGCATACCAGTCGCCAGGTACCTGCTGTTGGAAACTCATAAGTAGGTGCTACAGCTGTGAGTATGTGCTCTTGTTGTGCAGTAGTGAGGTAGTACGGGATATTGCTGTAGAGCACTTGCTGACTAAAATCTTCATCAGTGAGGATATCGCCTGCCAACTCATAGCCTGCATCGGAAAAGCCTGTTTTAAGTACATAAAGCAGATAAGGCATAGGGTGAATGATGTTGTAGCTTCTATTAGGCTCGTTACGAGTAAAACCATCTACACTATTACCAAGGTTAATAAATTGCAAAAAATGCTCCCAACCTTTTTGGCTTGTATCTTTAGGGTATACTACTCGCGGGAAATTGTAATCAACTTCGGGGTATTTTTTTATACATATCTCTTTGGCGTGATCATATATATCCGGCACTCGCTGGCGTAATAAAGGGAGGTCACAAAGCTTTCTATCAAAATTTGGCAACTGTTCAAACCCTGAATCTATCTGTGCTGATACTAAGTTGCCTTCTACCGATAGTATTTCAAGCGTACCCTTTCGCACTCTACCATCTATTATGTGATACCCGTCATATTTCTTCTTAAGTCCTGTTGCATTCAAAGCGGTATAATTACCCATACGCATTCTGAGGTCTGCGTTCATTTGAAATTCAAACGGCAACGAATACTGGGTAAAGAAGGTATCTTTAAATCGCGGGTTCTCCTCTTGGTAGGAGATGGAGATACGCGAAAGGTCCAGCACGAATTGAGAGGTAACAAAGCTATCGGTCATTTCTTTTTAGATAACAGGTAATAGGTAACAGGTAAAAGTAACAGTAATATCCACCAATAACTAAAATAGTTACGGTGTACATCTTTCTGCTTGGTAGTAGTGGTGCTTTGTGTTTTTTGTAAAGTTTCAGACTTTGTAAAAGTGGTTGTAGCACTATTTTGTACAGTTACACTCAGCGTTCCCCCCTTAAGGGTGATTTTCTCTACTATCTTCCCGTTTACCTCGTGGGTATACTCTAAGGGCGTATCGGGTCCTACAGTACTCAACTGATAGCTGAGTAGTGAATGCTGTAAAGAAGCAAACCTTGAGCCCACCGTAGCGAGCTCAGAGGTTTGCGTAGCAACTTTCTCGGCAACAGTCCTTTTAGTGTTACACGAGATAAAAAACATAAAAAGCAATATGTAAGCAATACGTTTCATTAGCTATTCTTTTCGATAGTGCAAATAACATCCTTGAGAGTTTTAGCATAATTAGGGGCAGTAGCATACCCCGCTTTAGCAACTTCTTCAGCAAACTTGCGAGGGTCAGACTTAACCAATAACGCTTTGGCATATCGGGGATTTTTGAAAAAGAATTGCGCGTGGTCTGTAAAACTCTCTTCAGGAGTGTTGTACTTTCTGAACCAATCAAGCACTTCATACAAGTATTTTTTGTCCGCCCGCTCTGTAATACTTAGTACTTTTGGAAATCTATACCCTTGCTTTTTATCAGCAAATACTTCTGAAGTTTTTACTAATTGTTTCTTTTCAGCGGGCGTGCTTTTGCTCGCTTTTACGCCAAAAAACATATTTCCAGGGACACTCTCGCCCCAACCACTCTCTAATGCCGCTTGTGCTAATATAAAGAGGTGTGAAATACCCGTTTTGGTCTCGGTTTCAAGTGCAAAAGGGCGGTATTTTGTTATAAATTCTTTTGGTGCCATTCTTCTGTTTTTACATTATTATCTAAATCATCAGGCATTTCGCCTTTGCTTGTTTGCTCAAAAAAAGGTTTTAATTTACCACTCTTCTCATAATTATACAACGCCCTCATAAAGAATTTAGGCGGAAATCTTCCGTCTGAAAGAACAAATGCATTCTTAGCAATGCTACTTACTGGGTACATTAGAGTCATAATTTGAATAGAGATTGCAAACATTTTGCCCATTTCGGACTCGCTTAGTGGGATTTTTAATATAAAAAGGGAAATGTACACACAAGAAATTATAGCTATCTTTTTTATAGTATCTTTAAATAATTCCTCAAAGCTGAAATCTCCCGCTATATAGTGATACCACATACCTACTAACATATCAATAAGTAGTACTACACCTACACCCGTGTAAAATAACACACTTCGTTCATCAGAGGAGAAGTAAGAGTACAATAGTAATAACGGTATGCTTTTAAAGAATACCACAAAAAAGTAATACACTCTATCTCTCAAGTGTATTTTGTCGTCAAAATAAAAGAGCAATATCAAAGGGGTTGCCCATATTGCTATCTTTATTTTAGCTTTCATTAGCCAGTTCAGTAGTTCTTTCATTATTTTGTTAAGAATTAAAATTAATTAAATACTCGAGGAATTATTATTTTTGTTAATTGTTTTTTAAGTTGTTGTAATGTTGGTAAATTATATTTGTAAGGTTCAACTTCTATTTCCAAAGTTTGTTTATCTTTGATTTCAAAATAGGACTTAGTTCTAATTCCCTTATCTGCGGGAAATACATTTTTATTATTTAGAAAAACTCCTGCATTTTCATTACTTATTTCTATTGTAACTGAACCTTCAAAAGTACCATTCAAACATATGCCTCTAAATTCTAAATCAAGATGTTCATTTAAATTTAATAACAACTGTCTTTTTAAAATCCATACCAAAGGATTTTTAGCAGAGGGCACAACGCTACCCACTAACAACTTTGTTCCAAAATTTCGTTCTCTATTTTCTAAATAGACAGAAAAAGTGTTAATAGAAAATTTATCAAAAGAGTCATAACTCTCTTTAGTAGCAAAAGTTATTTCTACATCATTGTTGCTGTTATTTCCCCATTGAAAATATTGTATTGCATTCATAGTTTCTGTATGTATTTGATAAGAGGGTAAGGCATAAAACTCGCAACTATATCCCACCAATCTATGAATGTCTTCTTCACATACTTATCATAAAGCTCTTTTAGTAATCCTACTAAAAACACTACTATTAAAGCAGAAATTAAAGCATGTAAAAAGGAGCTTTTAATGTAAGACAAAATAAAAATTATTAGAAAAATAATATTTCCAATTTTAGAATGTAACAATTTGTCTTCTCCTTTTAAATTTTCTAAAATTTTGTTTTTTAAATTAGTAAATCCAAACATATGTATATAAAATTTTTATTTATTAAACATTTCTTATATCAATGTAACAATCGTTTCCATATCTTGATATTACAGCCGTAGAACCTTTTTTACCGTTAAATTGGTTATCAGCCGTATAAATGATATTTTTTCCAGTACAAGAAAAAGAAACAACACCACTATCAAAAACTTTTCTAAATGATACACTGCTCAAATCATCAATTGTATTAAGTTCAATATTACAAGGTGTTGTCACAAAAAGAGTTTGATTTTGATGAACTTTTTGCAATGTTGTATTTTGAGTGCATTCTACCCCCGCCCTTAAAACATCATCATACCAAGCTAAATCACGAAATTTACCATTATCATCATTAAATCTACTACTATCAACTGAATTTCGAACACCAATACGAGTTGCTGGATACCAATTGGGTTTAAAAAATTCTAATGAAGATGCTGAAGAATTGGCAGGAAAATTTACATATATACCACCTCCATCACCAAGTCTAATTCCCCAACAACCGGCTGGTCTATTTTTAAATGTTTCTAATTCTGAAAAATCTACTTGTTCCTTATAAAAATCAAAATCTTCAGGAGCTGGTGTCCAATCTGTAGGTTTGTTACCCAATTCAATTTTCGGATTAGACACTTCAGCCTGGTCAGCACTAATCTGTACAAACATTCCTGATATTCTTATATCTTTTACAGTTTTATTAGGTAAAAGTGTAATAATTCTGTAAAACCTTTCACCATTAATTGATTTGCCTACATCACTATCTGAAATATTTAACCAATAATTAATATATTGTGGTGTACCATCTGTATATTCAATAAGACCTTCAAAACCTAATCTTCCTTTTGGACTAACACTTTTTAAATTAGTATATTTAATAAAGCAGGAAACAACAAAGGAAGTTGTAGGCTGTTCTGATAATATTTTTTTTAAATCAGGTGATATCCCAATAACGCCTGTTATAGCATTTGCTGATGATGTTATTAGAGTTTGTTTTGAATTTAATAAGTAATTCCTTCCACCTATCTGTAGATTACCAACAGTTTTTTTTAAAGCTTCAGAAAATTCAGCAGAACTCCCTTCTATAAGCTTTTTAAGATCTTGTGCTGTACCACTATACCCACCACTTTGTAACGCGCTACTGATCTTCTTACGTTCTTCTTCAGGTAATATTACGGGGACATTTTGGTTGAATACCAAACGCTGTAGTGCTTCTTTGGCAGCAGTAGGGTTGTCGTATACCACACCGTCAATTTCTACCTCACTTACCAAGGCTTCGAGGATAGAGAAGTTTACATCGGAGGCTGAACGCACTACTAAGCGATCGTTATCCACCTGTGTGGTGAAATTTCTAAGCACAAGAATACCGTTGTACTCGAATACGTATTCTTGTAACTCGCCAGTAAGGGGGTTGATTTTGTATTTAGGTTCCATTTGTTTAGGCTACTTATTATGGTGCAAAGGTAAATTACTCTTTATTTAATAAAAAGGACAAAAAAAAGACCTTGCTATTGCAAGGTCTTACGATACATTTTCCAAAGGTAAGTCTCTTCTTTTCCCTCCAGCACAAGCTCTATGGAAAAACCCAATTCGGTGAGGGCTTCATACACATCGTGCTGGTCTATAGGCTCCGTAGGTAATACCCCCAGAGCCATTTTCAGCACCTGCAGGGTGCTCTTGTACACCTGTTCACTATGTTCCTCCTCCTTCGCACTGTAGTACTGCAAAAGGAGGGTTTTGAGGATTTCTTTGTAGTCGTTCATATTTGTTAATTATTAAATCCGTTATAGTCTTCGTAGAATTCATCTATTTGCTCTTTTTCTCGCAATACGATAAACGACAAGGAAAGCATATACGAAAGCACATCGCGTATGGTTGCCTTTTCATCGGCACTATTGATGATATTAGGGTCTTCGGTAGAGCGGATAATAGCAAAAAACTCTTCTTGCTTTTCTTCCCAAATATCAAAATACGAGGTAACGTTGTGTGTCCATTCTGATAGTTTAATGCCGAGCTCTTGGCTCAAGGCACGAGGCATTTTTTTATTATCTGTTTTCATAATTACTTGTTTAAGTGTTTGTTAATAATTAAGTTGTTGATAGCTTCGGTAAGGGTAGGGGCGGAACTTTTTACCTTTTTACCGAAGAATGTGAAGTGCAAATACCATACGCCTTTGCTGTAACGCATACGCAATGAGCCACCCGCATCTTTGGCTAATGCCATAAGTTCAGGTTTGGGGGTTTCGGTACGTTTGATTTTCTTTAACGCTTTTTTGGAGAGGGTTTTAAGTTTTTCTTCCTCCCAGTGTTGTTTTACGATTTCGCGAAAGCGACGGCGCGCAACTTTTTGGTGTTCGCGCTCTTCTGAAGTTAAAATCTCTTGTTTGAACATAATATATAAAAATAAAAAATCCGTGAGTGGGGGCTGTTCAAACAAGAGCTGGAATGCAGATTGTTGTATAGCATTACGGCTATACGACCCCTTCACGGATTATATTGTAAATAAAAATGATGATAGCTGGATTTTATGCCAACTCTTATTTGAACGTTGCAAAGGTACGAATAAAAAAATAACCTACAAGTTTTTTGCAGGTTATTTTTTAAAAAGTTTCATTTTTTTATAACTTTGACCAAAGTAGCATTGAAATCAAAGTCTTCTACTTTCAGCACTTTAGGAATATTGCACGAGGAATTATTAGCATACCAAATAGGAGGATTTTCAAACCTTTCATAGTTCCTTTCAACACAAGTGGAATGCCAAATAACTATATAAATAGGATAAGCTAAAAATCCATCTTGAAATTCCAAGCCACAAGTAAAAGGAATAGTAGAGGTGTATGCAAAATCATTTTTATAATCAGAATAATTTCCTAAATAAGCTCCATAATCTTTCCATCTTTGAAACTTATACTTCATTTGTCCAATTAAATTTAGTACTCCATCTTTTAAATAATAAGCTAAAATGGGGCATAGCTGAGGGTTCTTTTCTGTAGAAGAAGTTATGGAAACCTTTGTACATATAAATGAGTTGCCTCTTTGTGCATCTCTGTAAAAGTAGGAATTTCCATAATCATCAAAAGCCCATCTCTTTTGAATATTAGTAGCAGAAAACTTAAAGTTTACTCCCGCAATATCTACATTATTAGTTTCCTTTAAAACTTTAAATCCTAAAGCCTTTTTAGCTTCTGCTTCTTTTTTTTCTGAAGAAATTTTTTCTTCGAGTTTGTTTACCGCTAATTTAGCAGATAAATATTCTTCTGAATTGGGAAATTTTTCAGAAAAACGTTGTAGCTTTACTTTGGCAGAATCTAAGTTATTCTCGTTAATTAAAGATTCAATTTCGGCGAGGCGATTCTGTGGAGTGCTCTGTAATTCAGAAAGAAGAGCTTTACATTCTTTGAGTTCTTTGCGTAAAGATTCGTTTTCTTTTTGGCAATTAGAGTTATCACACGCTATAATAGCTAATGCAGTACAGATGATTAAAAACTTTTTCATATTGTTTTTTTTAAATTTGTTAAAGGTCAAATCTTTATAGTGTTATTACATAAGTAAATCAAATACAAAATTACTTATAATATTTTTCTTCTGCAAATCTTTATTCACATTCTTTCACTAAATATAAATTTATTTTTTCCTCTGAAAGCTCTTCTCCATTACAAATCACTTTAAAACCTAAATAATTTGTCTTCATATAGGTTATCCAACGGCGTACAATTACATCCATATATTGAGGGTCAAACTCTACTCCTCTACACGTTCTCCAATTCATCTCACAAGCTATTAGGGTAGAGCCTGAACCAAGGAATAAATCTCCTACAATATCTTTTTGTTGTGAACTATTTTTAATGAGATATCCAATAAGCTCAATAGGTTTCATCGTAGGGTGATCAGCATTTCTTTTAGGTCTGTCAAATTCAAGGACTGAAGACTGTTTGCGGTCAGTATACCAGGGATGTTTGCCTTCCGATTGCCAACCATAAATAATTGGCTGATGTTCTTTTATTTGTTCTACATCTTCAATTTCACCAACCAATATAGGTTCGTGTTTCATATGATAGTCTAACCGACCTAACACGAATTGATTTTTTACCCAAATCAATACACTTGAAATCTTATAACCTGCTTTTTGCATTGCTGTTCTAAAATTTACCGCTTCGGAATCTGAGTAAAAGATATAGGTAGGGCAACCAATCATTGAGTGATTAAATGTGTTTTGATAAAAATCATAAAGAAACTCAAAAAATGCCCCATCGCTCATTTTGTCATTTTTAATTTTCAATTTATCTTTAGTTCCTCCCTCGTAATTTACATTATAAGGAGGGTCCGTTACTATTAATTGAAAAATTTCATTTCCAAGTAGTTTTTTGTACGTTTTTTCTTTGGTCGAATCACCGCAGATAACTTTATGTGTAATTCCCTTCTGCGTTGAAACCAATTCAAAAATATCACCTTCCTTAGATTGAATATTTTTTGGAGGAGTAACATCTACCTCTTCTTCTACTTCTATCCTCACAGCGTTTTCTGATTGAATAAACTCATCAAATGAGGATATATCAAAACCTATTTCTGCAAGGTTAATATCAGAGAAGAATTCAGATATTTTTTCATAATCAAATTCACCATTTAAGATATTTGAACGAAGGTTGTATTCCTTGAATTCTTCTTCTGTAAGTTTTCTATTCGGAATGCGTACATCTATAATTTCTTCACCTCTACCTAATTCAAAGAGAATTACCACTCGTTGATGTCCACCTATAAGGGTATTGTCAATATCAATTATAGGAATCTCTACCAAGTTAAATTTTTCCAATGATTTTTTAAGACATTCTTTGTCTATATCAGATATTTTTCTTGGGTTGTATTCGTATGGGACAAGTTCCGAAACTTTTCTTTGAACAGTGTACCACTCTAAGGGTGCTAATAATTCATTCATATTTCAAAATTTATTGTTAATACTTCTTGTCTTTTTTTGTTTTTTGTATGGCTACTCCCTAAGTGTAACAATACTTTATGTTGTTTCCAATTTAACTCTTTAACATACTTTTCCAGCTCTTCATTCTGATAGGAACTTAATATAAATTTTCCCTTAATCTGTGATAAGGTATTTAGAAGTTCATTAAAATGCTCTTGAGTATATCCACCATAATGTCCTTGGTTAGCTCCTATGTAAGGAGGGTCTATGTAGTGAAAGGTGTCGGAGGTATCGTAGCGGGCAATTATTTCGGTGGCATCGTTGTTGTCGATTTGGACGCCTTGAAGACGTGCTGAGTAGGTGTCGGTGAAGTTGGTGATTTTGTTATTTAGAGCTGATACATTCTTGTTGCTGGTAGTAATGCGACAGTTGCCTACTTGGTTAGAGAAACCGCAGTTAGTGGTA